TTAGAGGACTTTAAAGAATACAAAAAGGGTAAGCCTTTGAGTATTTATAATAGTGCTAATGTTATTGATTTGGTGTTGTAGGTAAGGGCAAATAGATAATGAGAGTATTTAGAGTATGGAGAGTTTATCAAATGCCCTTATGGATAGTATAAGGTTTTTAACTAAAGATGTAATAAATGCTTTGCTTTATTATCAAATAAATTTTAATATAAATATGGAGAGTCAAAACAATGGATGAGAAAAACAAAAAGGCACTTTGGATTCCTGAAGAGCTACACAAAGACATTAAAATCTTTGCAATAGAAAACAACTTAACAATAGAACAAGCTAGTCAGATGCTAATTAAACTTGGCATGGTTACTTATGAAGCAGAGAAAGGCTATGACTCAGTATAAAGACATTGTAGAGCTGCAAAGACTAAAGCTAAATAAAGAAAAGGATGAGTGGTATATCCATGTAAACAATGGTGCTGGTTACACTGAGGTGAAACAAGGCAACACTCTAACCATTACTTATCACGATACAGGTAAAAAGGAGATCATAGTAAATGCCAATTAACAGCAGAACTAAAGGTGCAGCTTTTGAAAGAGTTATATGCAAAAAGATTAATACTTATCTTGCATCTAAAGGTAGCACTGAGACTGTTAAAAGAAATTTAGATCAATACCAAACAAAAGGCATGGCTGACATTTACTGGGGTAACTTAGCAATAGAATGTAAGAGATACAAAGGTAATGGTAGAAGTGATGTATTTAAGAATGACTGGTGGAATCAAGCGGTAGAGAGTGCTAACGATGATTTAATACCAGTATTAATTTATAAGTATGACAGACGCAAAATTATGTGTGTGATACCTCTATATCTAATGGAGAGTGGCTATAAAAAGAATTGGGAACAATACTATATGTGTCCACTATCTGAAGTTTGTGTGAGGTTAGATGAAGTCGTACAAAAGGCTAATGGACTTAAATAGTTATTTATTTGAGGAAGATTTTGAAGAGTTTTGTAGGAGTTCCTACAATAAAATCCAAGTTGCATGTGAATTCTTAGGAATCATAAACGATGAGGATTATCAGGGTTTTAAGGAAAGGTGTTATACCCAACTTGAAACTGATTATATAAACAGTATCGAAAATTTAACGATACATTAAATGGAGAAAAATAATATGAGTATTCTTGGAGGTATGGGAAATACCGAAAATAAACAGCAAATCTACTTGGGATTCAAAACAATGGGTCAAAAGTTTTATGCTAATGGTGAAACTGAGGTTGATGTTAAATATCTACAGCTAGACCCTGAAACTTTTAAATCAGGATGGGGTAGATATACAAAGGCTGATGGTTTCCAATATAAATGGGACGCTAAGTTTGGCTCAGTTGACCCTAAACCTGCTGAGGATTGGAAAAGAGCTTTTTCTTGTTGGGTGATGCCACATGGTGCAGAACATGCTTATTTATGGCAAAGATTTACTTTTGCTGAATCAAGTGCTTTTGATAGTATTTTGGATTTGTTTTGGAATGACAGAGCTAACAATATAGGCAAATTGCCAGTTGTAGAGTTTACTGGTTCAAAAATTATACAGGTTGGCATGGGTAGTTCATCAGAGCTTTCATTTAAGTTTAGTAAATGGGCAGATAGATTTGATGGCAATTCTATACCTGATTGGTATATAGACCCTGATGCACCATTAGACGATGATGATGGTTTTGTATCACCTAATGAAGGTCTTGCAGATAAAGTGAATGACATGATAGTAAAGACATCTGAGCTATCTGACGATGATATTCCTTTCTGATGCAATCTGTTGATTGGGTAAAAATAGCACCTGAAGTTGCAAAGCAGCTTCTAGGTGAGCCTAAGAGTATTTCATCTACAGAAATGAGGTGGGGTACTCATGGCAGTATGGTTCTTAACCTAGAGAAAGGCACTTTTTATACATTTGAAGGTGGCTTTGGTGGTGGGGTTGTAGATTTAATAAAATATTTGAATGAAGATGTAACAACAGTTTTAAAACAGTTTGGTTATGATCAAGCATTGTCCTCTGACTCCTTACTCAGTGTTAGTGTGACTCCCCCAAATGGCATTAACAAGGGCAATGCAAGATCATTTGATAGAAAACAAATGGGAAACCTTTTTACAGAAGCATCTATAGCAATGCAGTATGCTAAAGATTTTTGGGTTATGAGGTTTCCCACTGGTCATAGAATTAAACAAAAATATGCACCATTTAGTAAAAATACAGATGGTACTTGGTCACTAAAAAGACCTGAAGGCATTATGCCTTTGTACTATAAAGCAGAGCATACAGATAAGCCTATTTTAGTATCAGAGGGTGAGAAAGCTACATTAGGTGCAGAGAAGATATATGAAGGCGACTGTGCAACGTGGCATGGTGGCGTTAATAGTTGGAAAAAGTCTGACTGGTCACCTTTGTATGGCAAAGAGGTTTGGATATTTCCTGATAATGATGAAGCAGGGTTTAAGTGTGCTAATGAAATAGCAGATATGCTAACAAAAAATAAATCTACAGTTAAAGTAATTACACCACCATCACATTTTGAAGCTAAAGATGATTTGTGGGATGCACATATAAGAGGTGATTTTCCAACGTCAGGTGACTTAGTGACATATATAGAAAGCATGGATGAGTTTAAAGAGATAAAAGCACCTAGATCCAGTCTATATTTCCAAACAGTTGATGAGATTATGTCTAATATAACTGAGCCTGACTGGTTGATTGATAAATGTATAGAACGTGGCACAGTGACATCTATATTTGGTGCAGCTAAAAGTGGTAAGTCATTTATAGCTATTGATATGGCATGTGCTGTTGCATCAGGAAGGACTTTTTATGGTTATGAAACTAAACCAGCTACAGTGCTTTATTTAGCTGGAGAAGGTTTTACTGGTGTGGGCAGAAGAATAAAAAGCCATGAGCAACATCACGACTACAGTTTAAAAAATAAGCCTTTATTGGTTAGTAACAGAGGAACAAGAATTGGTGATAATGAAGATTTTAAGAATCTACAGGAGGTTTGTAGAAACATAGAAAAGGAACAAGGTTCAATAGGAATGATTATTGTGGATACTTTGGCTAGAAACTATGGTCTCAATGAGAATAGCACAGAAGATATGAATAAGTTTATCCAGCATATAGATGATTTAAAAGAAGAGTTTAATGCATCTATTATTATTGTTCACCATACTGGTCATGGTAGTGGTGCTAGATCAAGAGGAAGCTCAGTATTACCTGCAGCATTAGATTATGAGTTTAAGGTAGATAGAGATAAAAATAGTGATGATTCAGCTATGTTAGTTAATTTGAAGCAGACATTAGTTAAAGATGGTACGCCTATTGATGAAATGTATTTGAAGTTCAAGGAAATAGAGCTGTTAGGATTTAAAGGTGTTACATCAGGCGTACTGTTAGAAACTGACGAAAAGCCAAAATATAATTTGTGGACGCGAACAAGAAGAGAAACAAACAAAGCTATAGAGGATTATCAGTTAGAAAAAAATCCAAAAAGTCCAAGTGATGTGTGGGTAAAAAATCAAATTTTAGCATCAATATTAGATGTAAAAGAAAAGACAATGACTAGTAGATTAAGAGATTTAGCAAACAATGATTTAGTGCATTATCATGAAGATAAGGGTTATCAATCTAAAAGGTGGGACAATGAGTTATATTAACTGGATTGGTTTTGGATTGGTTTTGGACTGTTTTTGGATTGGTTTTAGTGCCAAATTACCCAAAAGTTGGATGGATTGGTTTGCTTTTTATAAGCAACCAGTCCCAATCCACTTATAATTCACAAAATGAGACCAATCCAATGAAAACATATTTAGATGAAACTTTAGATACAAAATTAAAAGAATTAAGAATTTATGAATCTGAAACTTATGAGAGGTGGGGTAGTAGAAAAAGAATATTTAAGATGGTTGGTGTTAATTTTGAAATTAAATTTTGTAGAGCTGAAATGTTGTTAAAAGATACATTACATGATGCTCATGCAAAAAAGAAAATACAAATGGTCGAAATGATGCATAGAGCTTTTGATGCACTTAACAAGAAATGTGAAGAGAGTGGTTATACAAGAATACAACCTAATACAAGATGTTTTAACTTTGACAAGAAAACAGCAATAGTTTGTGACACTGATGATGAGAAGCCAATCTTAAATAAGATACATAAAGATGAGCCTGACATGATGATTTTTAGTGTAGAGGAATTACTTAGATGTATCCCAAAAGATTTTATGAAAGCAAAAGAGTTATTGTCTAAGTTAGATAAGACTGTAAATTTTGAAAGGATAAGTTATGACTAAATGGCATGGCGGTAAGGGTAGTGCTAGACGTCCTGAGAACACAAAGAAATATGAAGATAACTATGAAGCTATCTTTGGTAAAAAAAAGAAAAAGAAAAAGAAAGATGATAGGAAAAGCGATAGATAGATTTTTAGAGTGGTCGTTTCAGAACACAGAAGATAAATTAACTAAAAGGAGTAAAGTAAAGATGAGTATTAAAAAGAAAAAGCATGACCCAGTATCTGCACCAAAGCATTACAACAATGGCAAGGTAGAGTGTATTGAGTACATAAAACAACAATTAGGCTCAGAGTTTCCTAGTTATCTAGAGGGTTCAGCTATCAAGTACATACATAGACATCGTATGAAGAACGCTAACATACAAGACTTACAAAAGGCTAAATGGTATATTGATAAGTTGATAGCACATTATGAGGAACTATGACAATAACAATAAACGTAAAGACTAACGAGAAAGAACTAAAGAAACAGATGGGATTGTTTAAAAGAAAACACTTACCTGATGCAACTGCTAAAGCTATCAACAATGTAGGTGCAAAGGTAGTCAATGCACAAAGAGCACAGATACAAAAGAGACTGGATAGACCAACACCATTTACTATTAAGTCAGTAGATATGCCTAAGAAGTTTAGAGCTAAACCTAATGATCTATCAACTCTTATCTTTGTCAAAGATATTGCAGCTAAGTATCTCAAGTATGTATATGAGGGTGGTATTGAGAAGGCAAAGAAATCATCTATACTCGCACCAGTCACATCAGCAGGTGGTGAAAGGCTAAACAAGTTTGGTAATATCATTGGCAAGAAGAGTAACAAGGCTGATGCACCGAAGAAAATATTCTACACAAACAATGCATTATGGAAGAGAGAAGGCAAGGACAACCTTAAACTCTTGGCTGTATC